GAGCTTCTTCTACGGTATCCATTATCGTCTACCTCCAGTATAGAAAGAAGCTCTTGGTACAAATCGCACAGGAGCCTTTTCTCTGTCCTCATCTGAAGCCAATGTCCACTGTTCAAGATAATCCGCTTTTAACATGGCAATACGATTAGGATCTACGCCAGGAATCTTCTGGGACAAATAATATGCCAAGCCTGCAACTAGTGCAGAAATAAAACGAAAAGGTATATCATTAGTAGTAACACCAGTTCCAGCATCTTGAATCCTTCTTAGTCTCCAATAAACAAATGTGTACTGGCTGCCTGGGGAGTTTGGTGTAGGCCAGACATTAATACAAGGCAAATTAATTGTGCTGATAGCTGCTGAATAGCTATGGGCAGATGCGGCTGTGCCAGCTTGTCCACGATAGCAGTTTATAAGCTGTGCAGAAGTCGTAGAGACGTTTGGATAGTAAATGATCTCAGAGCCAATTTTAATATATCCAGTAGCTGCTAAACCCGTTAAATCAGCTGGAGTAAGCTGAATCGTAGTATCTGTAGCAGAAATTCCGCCATTACCATTAGACCCGTTACCAACCAAGGTATAAGCCGTTGGATTAGTCTGACCAGATTGACGATTAATCCATACCTGAATAGGACGGCCAACAGCCAGCTTGTTCGGAATGGTGGAGTAGGTGTCTTCCGAAATACGGCTAATATTGATGTCGATCTGGTTTTGCAAAGTACCAGTACGAATCACTTGGCTTAATAAATCAATCGTGTCAATTGGCAAGGGATAGGTGATCTGCCCAGTATTCATGGGGATCTGACCTTCTTCCACTGTCCAAAGGTTAATACCTCTGTTGGCCCATTCAACAGTCAAAATATTTAATGACCGAGTAGCCGTTCTTAAATCATAACCAGTTCTTAATTCAGCACCGCACCGCTCGAACGCCTCTTCTACGAGTTCGTTCATATTTAAATCGAATACGGATGCTCCAGTCGTAGTCATTATTTATGCTTAAAACCTTTGAGAGTTTCAGCAAGACGAGCACGTTGACCCAACTTGCCAGGCTTCTTAGCAGCTGCAGCTAATTTCTTGGCAGGAATTGTGTGACCTTCTTTAACGTGCAACGCTTCTCTTAAGGCTCCAGCCTTTTTAATAGCGTGTTGAATCCATTTTTCAGCCATTACTTTTTCCTTGCGGCTCTCATATTGTCAACTAAATATAACCCGTAAGACCCTTGATTATCAAGGTAATCAATTGCTTTTTTTAAAGTATCTGAAGAATCTTTTGCCATACCAAGCATCGTATTGCAGGTTAAGCAAAGTATGCCACGAAATTTTCCTGTTTCATGGTTATGATCAATTGCATAACCTCTTCTACGGTTTTCATAAGTCATAAGATCTGGAAGTTCAGTCTCGCAAATTGCACATGACCCAGACTGGGCTTCCCATCTTTTCATAAATTCAGCATGGCTAACTCCATACTTATACTTTAAATGTTGCTCAAGTCGCTTCTGGGGAGTTCTACTGCCCCAACAATTTTTTTGCTTTTCTTTTTGACAAGAAATACACAAGTATTGACCTTTCCAATACTGGCTTTCATCTTTATCAACAGAACAAACAGGACAAATTTTCATTTTTTTCGTGCAGCTCGTAAGTTATCGACCAAATTTGGGTAAGGCCTGCCAGCAGCTTTCGCCATTGCTTTAGCTTTTGACTTTTTAGCAGCACTTAAATGCTTAGGTTTTCCAAGTCCTTTCGGACGAGGTTTATCCCAAACTTCCCCACCTTTTGCATACATCGCAACAGCATCAGGATTATCCTTTCTTTGGATAATCTTTCTACTGGGCATCTTGGAAGGGTTTACTGCGCCCATTCCACGACTGGCTCTCATTTGTGAGCCTTGCCACCGTGACACATTTTTTCTACATGATCCATATGGTGCTCATGCGAAGCTTTGTGCTTTTTGAATTCATGCTTATGATGCTTATGGCTCTCAGTTTCATGCTCAGAAATGAACTCATCATGGCGCTCCATATCTGGACCAGCCATTGGCTCCATATGCTCTTTAGTTACATGGGGTTTCATATACTTCTCCTAATTAACAATATTTGGTTTTTGTTTTACCACGAACAGCAGCGCCATCAGCACGAGCAGAAGTAGATCCACCATGAGCCATTTTCTTAACTTTGCCACCATGCTTCATTCCTTCGGTGCCAATATCATTTAGACCTTTTTCTTTCATCTTTGGATGACGGTCTTCTGTGTGGCCACGCTTTTGCACTTTAGATTCGCCAAACTTGGTTTCTTTATTAGAACCCTTTTCAACATCTTCTTTCATTGAGCGTGGGCCCATTGATTCAGCTTTTCCGCCTGAAGCCATCTTCTTCATTTTGTGATGTCCTTCATGCTCTTTCATGTGATGCTCAGCCATAGCTAAATGGTGGTGAGCCAAATGCTTGTGGTGCTCTTTAGACAAGCCGCCTTCTTTCATGCCGCCTGGAGCAGGCATAGCACCTTGTGGAGGGGCCATCATTGGAGCTGGTGCTTGCATAGCACGAGCGGCCATCATTGCTGCTGCTGGGTTAATACGTTTTCTTGTTGCCATGTTAGTTCCACCTTTTTTAAAATGTTTGCCTTTATCGGCCGCTACAAAATCCTCGCCAACCGACTGAGGAACTCCTACTTTCTTCGCAAACGCTTTATTATGGGCGATTGCTTCCATAAAATTGTGCTGCTTTTTACTGGTACTAGGCACGAGTAAATCCTTTGTTACAACATCCGTCAGCACGTTTAGATGCAGAAGAACGCACTTTACCGCCTGACTTATATTTATCACCCATAGGATTTGTAGTCTCGCCAGTATCAGGTTTAGTTTCTTTTGGTTTAACTAAATCAACGGCCGCTCTAGCAGCACGTCTTGGCAAATCCTTAGTCTCTTCATTTTCCTTACGGTCATCTTCGTAAGTTTGATCATATCCGTTTTTAGCCATTATTTAAACCACCTATCAAGGATCCAAACTACAATACCGCCAGCCAAGCCAGCGCCAATAGTTAATACATTATGCAATGTTTTCTTAGCAGAAGCCTGCTCACCCAGCATTCTTTGAATCGCTGCTAAGGACTCTTTTACATCTTCCATATCTTTAACAAGTTTGTCCATATCAGCCTGAAGATGCTCAATGTCACTAGCGTGTGTTGCTAGCTCTCTAGCGGTTAAAATTGGGTCCATTTCGCTCATTTTAACATTTCCATTTACGCAACGATTTGTTAATTCTTGAATCTGGGTCATGTGCCGTTTCTGCACTAGTCAGTCTTTTTTTCATGCCTTCCATGCGAGCACAGAAAGATTTTTTCCGTGAACCACCTTCAGGCTGAGGCGGTTTAATATTGTGACCTTCTGCTTTAAGGGATGCTCTACCTTTGGCGTTTAAGCCGCCAGTAGGACTTTTACCTTCTTTGCGTTGCCAGGCAGGAGTCTTAGCCATATATAGTAGTGATATAAGTTAATCCACTAAAAGTAATTGTTAGTCCGTTTGGAGCCAATATTCCTTCACCTGGAAGTATCAAATTTATAGTATATGTATCGCCCTGAGAAACACCCATTTTGTAAAGAATAGCGCCTGTAACAGTATCCGTATATGTAATTGTTCCAGCTGAACCTGAACCTAAATAAGCAAAACCTTTTAAGCGTTGTCTATTAGACGTAATGTTTGCTGGCGATGTTGTGTTATATGAACTTAAAACATCATATTGCATTGTCATAATTAATCTCCTAAAATTTTAAAGAAGGGGGGTATTTAGCCCCCCTAAGAGGATTAATTAGTCAAAGTTACCGTATGGGTAAGTTGTAGTGTTACCAATGTTCATATCATTCTGGTTGTAACGTAAAGTTACTTCGACTTGACCAGAAGATAAACCAGCAGCAGATGTAGTCATACCCAAAGTTACAACTACTTGGCTAAACCATGAAGGCTGTTGACCAGGTTGTAAGTTTTGGAAATCTTGCAAAGTAGCGTTGCTATTGGTTAACTGTGAGCCAACATAAGTTGCTGTATAACGCTGTGCAGCTGGGCTAGAGATGTTTGCAAATGTTGCATAAACACCAGTAGAAGTGGCAAAGTTATTTGAAACGTATGGCTGAATAGCTGTTACAGCCAAAGGAGTACCAGCTGAATCTTTAGGAATCGTACCAATATCAAGGATAACGTCAGTGATATTGCAGCTATATGGCAAATAGAACACTACGCCACGATATACAAGAGTTGTTGCATCAGCTGTAGGAGCAGATGCTTTAGTAGGACCGTTTGTGCTATATACACCAGATTGTGGGGTATAAATAGTTGCAGCACTGTTTGGAATGTTGTTAGAAGCAACAAAAACACCAGAACCACCACCATAGTTAGTGCCAGCTGATGTTACTGAAAAATCTAAAAGTGCGGTTTGAACGAGGTCTGTATAACCAACGTCACGAACTGGACCAAAACGATTGTCGCCAGATAAAATCGGTCCTTCAAGTACTGTACGTGCCATTATAAAACTCCTTTTAAATAAAAATATTTGAGAGCAATTTTCCTAGTAGTTGATGTATCCCTACCAATGACACGCCCTCTCTCAGCATAGGACATATCTGGATTATTAACTATAAACTTAACTATTGCAAGATATTTTGGATCTGACAAGGCTAACTTTTTACGAGATAATTTTAACTTTTCAATGTATTGTTGATTAACATGTTTTGTATTAGCTAATTTAGAAAGTGAAATCATATCTTTTGTATGCTGAGTATGTTTTTTACCTCGCATAGGCACTTTAGCAATGTTAGCTATATTAAAATAAGTAGGCTCATCAAAATGTGCATTTCCTTGTAAAAATGCATTTTCAAGATCATCCAAATCTTTTGCACTTTTACATTCAACTTCTAATGTCCAGTCAAATGCTTGTTTGCCATATTTATTGTATGAATTTTGCAAAATACGATTAACATGGCTTCCCTTTTCTAAAAGACGAAAATGTTCATGTATACGTTTTTTTACATGTTGTGATTGACCAACATAGCATTTACCCGTAACTTTGTTACGGATTTTATATATTCCTATGTAGTCTTGTGCATATGGCATGATAAAGTTCCTTGGAACTAATATACCACAATTTGATTAATATGCAAGCCCTTTAAAGCAAAAACCCCCACTTTTTTAAGGTGGGGGCAAACTTACTCTTGTGAAGGGTTTAGTTTAATAGGAACCGTAGATACCTAATGGATCTGATACACCGAAGCTGTAACGCTCACGAGACTTGTAACGTACGTTACCTGTGTCGAAATCGCCGTCCATGCTGTTCTGCAATGGAATACGCTCAAAGTGCTTCAAACCGTTTGGAACATCAGTAGTCAAGAACCATGCGTTAGTTGCGGTCAAGAAGTGGTTAATTGTGTAACCTTCTGGAACGGAACCGTTGTTCTTGATAGCATTGATATCGTTGTTGTTTGTACCAACACGGAGTTCTGTGTCTAACAAACGAGTTGCAACGAATTGCAATGCAGGTGGAACTACTAACTTCTTAGGACGAGCAGCGATCAAGAGGCCACGCTCATCTGTCCAAGCAGCGATTTGAATAACAGCGTTTTCAAGCGCAGTTTCGTTCAAGTCAGCAGGAGTAGATGGAGTGTTAGCGTTAGTGCCGCCAGAGATCAAAGGATGTGCTGTAGAGAACAATGGTTGACCGTCGCCGTATGTTACTTGGCTGTTGAAACCGTTATTCAATACTGCAGCAGCTTTAACTTGCTTGGTGTAAGCCATAGCACGAGCTAAGCCTTTGGTGTAGCGAGCAGATAAAGAATCGTAGAGGTTGTCTTCGATTGCCTCTTCTGTCAAGCTAAAGCCAAGAGCGATAGTCTCATGGTTGTAGCGAGCAGTCCAAGCTTCTTGTGCGTTGTCATAAGCGATGGCTTGGCCTTCGTTTTTGACTGGTGCAGCGCTGAAGCCTGACAGTTTTGTTTCTTCTTCGAAAGAACGCTCAGAAGATTCAGTTTCGTAAATCTCTTTATGTTCTTCGCCGTAACGAGCATACTCAAGTCCAAACAATGCGTTCAAACCAGGGAGCAACTCTTTTAGTAGTTGTGCACGAGAAATAGCCATTTATACGCTCCTTAATTAAACGCCAGTAGCATTGAAGTAGCTATGGTAACCGAAGTTCCATGTTACTAATGCCTCTGGGAAGCCGGTGAATGAAAACTGGGCAGCTGTACCTTGAGCAGTAGCAACTGCTGTGTTGATAGTTACAGATGTACCAGATACTGCTGTTACGTATGTATTAGAACCTTGGGTGATACCAGGGCCAGATACAGCCATACCAGGTTGGATTGCGCTGTTAGAAGCAGCCAATGTAATTGTTGTAGAGCTAGATGTAGCAGAAGCAGCAACAGTTACAGCAGAAGCAGGAACAACACCAACGATACGGAATGGAGCAGAACTAGTGATAGGTGTGCTTACAGTAGCAGAAGCAGAAACTGCAACAGCTGCCAAAGAATCACCAGTAGTTGTGGAACCAGTATTACCAGCAGCAGCACCAATGTAATAAGCATTAGAACCAATGAAAGCTGGGTTAATATACTGAATAGTAGTAGAACCACCAGTACCAGCTGGGTTAGCAACAACTGCTGTTTGGAAAACAGCTTGAGGATCATCTACAACATAACCTTGTGCATCAGGAGCTGAAGTAGAAGCATTCCAGAACTGATAGCGGTTTTTACCGTAGATTGGACCGCCAGTAGTTGAGTACTCAGCACCAACAAAAATACCAATAGTACCTGCAACAGCGCTAGAAGCGTTGTAAGCAAGAGTAGAGGCAACTAATG